AGAAGAAACCCCGTCCAATTCATCGTACCTTGCGATTGTCAATGCGAAAGTTCTCAACACTAAAGCTGCCGTCTTCTTCGATTTCAACAATAGCCGCACCGTGATTCCACTTGGTGAAAGCGAATGGCCGATAAGCTGGGCGCAAATCACAAAGGCAACCCGTAGAAAAGCAAGCAACTCCTTTGCCGTTTAGGTCGCTTTCGTGATGCTCAGATGTTTGGTGGTTGTGCCCAGCCAAGGTAGATGCTTTGCCACGCAAGAACAACCCACGTGCGGGGTTAACTGGGCTAAAGATGCTATCCCCGAATTCATGCCCGTGAATCACGTTTAACTTACCAAACTTCGCCACTTGTTTGCTATCGATTAACTCAATCTCGAAATCATCCAAGCCAAGGGCTTTCTTTAATTGCAAGCCGTCAAGGCCATGCAGTTCAGGTGCGTTCTGCAAGATGTAACGTTCCCACCTGTCTTCGTGGTTGCCTAACTTGTAATAAACATCAACCCCTAAATTGGCAATACCCTCAAAAAAGTTTCTGGCCATGCCGACCTCAACAACGGCAGAAGTAATGGCTGGGTCTTTCTCCCAACGGCTAATCTTGGCGAAATCGATTACATCACCGTTTAAGTAAATGCCGTCAATGCCGCTTTTAAACCCGTAATCAATAGCCGTTTCTAATGCTTCTAAAGAATGGTAAGGTATGTGAATGTCCGATAACACCAACACCTTGCGGTGATGCTTCGGCAAATGCCAATCGGGCTTGCTTGTAGTTTCGCCACGTTGCATGAAATTGGCCATGTATTCGCTTGGCTTCATTTCATCTCTAATAAACTCGGTGCGAAGTTTACCTGAGTTCTTAGCCCATTCTAAATGCTTTTTGCCAAGCGCACCAATGCGATACCTTATTGTTTTTCTAACGTATTCAATCTCTTTGTCGGTTTGCTCAAATAAGCCCGGGTTTTCGGCCACAATTTTTCTTGCTAATGTTCGGGCGAAAAAGCCCGGTTGTTGTTCATCAAGGTATTTCTCAATGATTTCAATTTTTTGTTTACTCATGGTTCCCTTTTTGCTTTAGCCAAATGTAGTTAAAATACAATAGGCCAAACCTTTTTTAAGATTTCTTAACGGTTGCCCACCATTTACGTGCGTCAAAACAAGGGCACGCTTTGGCTACGTTTGGGAAATCCCGATGGCCCAATACGTCAGCCTTGGGAAATTGCTTGGCCAGCCTGTTCACAAGTTCAGCCATTGCGTCCTTTTGCTGCGGTGTGCGGTTGTCCACAGGCTTGCCACTTGCATCAATGCCACCAATGTAACTGATGTTGATGCTATCATGATTGTGCCCTTTCACCCCGTTGCTGGGTTTCGTGATCGGCCAGTTCTCAATTACCTTGCCGTCCCGTTCAATGATAAAATGATAGCCCGGCGATTGCCAGTTCAGCACCTTTTTATGGTATCGGTTAATGCTGTCAGCCGTGGCCGTTATGTTGCTGGCCGTGGTGTGCAAAACGATGTAGTTAATTGGTCGCATCTTCAAATGGGTTTGGTTGAATAACTTCAAATTCGGTAGGCTCTCCAAGGATAGGTAACAGGCTTTCATCGAATGCCATGTACCAAAACACAGGCTGGTTGTAACTCGCCTCGCTATACTCAGCCCAATGCTGGGTAACGTCATCAGGTGCAACGGGTATGCCGTAGTACTTATCGCAGTCGCTTACCGCCTTTTCTGCACGTTCTATGGTGTCAAATTTATAACCTATCATGGTATCCCGTAATATGTTTTGATGTCAGTTTCAATTGCTACTCTGTTGCTTGTTTGGTCTATTGCCCAAAATATAAACTCTTGTGTAGTTATATTGCCGAAGTTTGTCAAATTAAATCTTGAGTTTATAAACAAATCTCCAATGGAGTTAGAACCCGAATTCCCAGATAGCCTTAATACGCTATTTTGATACAAATATGAGTTGGCTGAATTAAAAAGCGTTGTGTACAAATATCTTGTGTTTGACAAAAAACTATTTGAAACTGTTGAAATTCCTAATCCAGCAAATATTTCCATATTTTGCGTCAGCGCATTTCTTAACAGATAAAGCCTGTTTGCTGTTGTTGAATCAAAAATAAACCCGAAAGATGTTGTGGGAAATGTTGAAACAATTTGAGAATATATTGGCTGCGTTTTGATTATTGGGAACTGCCTTGACAAAAAATCGTTTACAGCATCAAATGTAATTGCTGGCTTTGATGACAAAACAATCGTGCCGCTTACCGAATCGAAAATTTTTGGCTGAGATACTGCGGTAGTTTGAATTAAATTTTCTGAGTTTCCAGTTTGGTCGTACCAAGTTGTTACAAATCCATTAGTGCCCGAACAAAAAGATGCCAATCCTGATGTGTCAAGGTTTCCGTTTATGTCAAACCCAATATTCTGTTCGGCGTTGTCGCTGGCCCTCCTAACCCTAATTGCGCTGCCGCTATATCCATTTCTTAATTTTCGCAAAGAATAAGCAGCAAAAGCGTTTGGGTGCTTATCCAATATAAATTGCTTCTGCCCCCCAGCCATCATTTGTAACCTCAACCTTCTCATTAAACCGCTGGTGTTATGATGTACCCTACATTCGTGCCGCCCATCCAAAAGAACACAATCAGGTTGACTTTGGCTGTATCGTAGTCAATCGGCCCGAACTTGATTGCCGTGCCGCCTGTTACAACAATCACAGGTGCAACCGTATCGTCATGGTAAACTATTTGGTCAATGCCCCTAACCGCATTTGTCAGGCTAACCGCTATGTTGCCCGTTGCTGGTGCGGCATACGTGCCGTATTCTTTTGGTGTGTCAAGCGTTATTGATGTGCCCGTGGTGGTGGCAACCGTGTTCTGTTTGCCAGCTAATGCGCTATCAACGTAACCTTTGGTAGCGGCGTCATCGGTTGCAACGGGCGCACCAAGGTTGTTTACCATTTGGCCGCCCATGTCAATATCCCCTGACATCGTGCCGCCTGAAGTATCTAACTTGCCGCCCAATGCAGTATCCACATAATCCTTGGTAGTCGCATCGGTGTTGGCAATCGGTGTACCTAAGTTTTCGATTTGGTTGCCGCCCATATCCAAATCGCCAGTCATGGTATCGCCATTCTTTTGAACCGCCGTACCAACTTGGCTTAAAGCGTTGTTTGCCGTTGCAAGGGCATTGTTTGCGTTCGTGTTGGCAGACGCCGCCGTACTTGCTGCGCTGTTCGCTACCGCCAAGGTTGAAGCCATTAGCAGTTGCTTTGTTGTTTTCTTTGATACCCCAGCCTGAACAACGTACAGAACATCTGCATCGTTGCTGGTAGTCGCAGCGGTTAGTTGTGTAACTTTTTGGTTTGCCATTAGATTTCGATAAAGTCGTTTGTTTCTGTTAGTATAAAATCACCGCTTTCAAGTAATAGAAGGTCGGCAATGCCGGGACAAGATGCGCCTACAATGCAGTTCAAATCGCCAGTAATGGTCAAATCCACCTCCAACATAGCAGCGGCCATGTCCAGCGGCAACCGAAGGTCGATGTTGTCAAATACACCTTCCAGCGTTTCTGCGCCATACTGCCGATTGGTGACAACCGTTTTGATTCTGTCAAGGCCAAGGGTTGCCCGAAGGCTTGGGATATTATCAACGGTGATAGCCTTTTGAAGGGCAAGTAAAATGTACTGTTCTAAATACTGCGTGTCATTTTGCCACGTGCTTCGTGTGCCAATCCAGTGAAACTTCAGGGGTATGGTGATTTGAACCCGTTCTTTGTTTGCCCTAACCCGATCCAGCAGTTCAATATCTTCAGCCCCGTTCTTTAGCCAAAAGGACATGCCTGTACGCCAGTCAAACCTTGTAATGTAGTCAAGGTTGCCTTTGCCGTCATACACAACTGGGAAGGTGCGCAGGTTGCCATCTTTGCCTATTTCTTCAACAAGCTGGCATAACGGCCTCGCAACTGCCGAAATGTTGGGCAGTCGTGCGTTCAAATACGATAGAATGTCGCTTATCATTTGAACAAATCTACAACAATTTGTTCGGCCCTGTCGGTGAATTCTTTGCGTTCGGCGTCCGAAAACTTAAAAGCATCGCCATATTTGTCTAAAAGCGCATCAACTTTGCCTTTCGGGTTGCCAGCGTTATACGTCATGCCTGTCGCTATAACAAACCCTGTGTCGCTAACTTTTAGTTCGGGGTTGACAATTGATTCAAGATACATTTGGTTAAACAAACGAAACAATACCATCTTGCCACGGTCTAATTTGCTTTTGAAAGCCTTGTAACCGTCCTTGTAAAACCCAGCCTTATCTGCTTCAGGCGTTTGCATCGGCCCGATGTATATTGGATTGGTGCTGTATTCGGGCTTAATCGGTGCGCCATTAGCATCTAAACCTTCTTGAAAAACCCTTTTAAACTGCTTGCGGCCAATGCTTGAAGACAAACCAATAAACCGCTTGCCGTTGATTGCCCGTTCAGCCTTGTTCAGTTTGGCGATGTAGTCCTTGGTAGTCATTTGCCCGTGATGCGCTTGATTTCGGCTTCAACTTCGCTTAAAAGTTCGTATCGGTAGTAGCTATCAACCCCGTCAATATGCTTAACGCCATACTTCAACTTATCGCTGCCGTCGTAGCAAATGGTGACTACAATGGCTGGGCTTTCGGGGTCAATCTTGGCGAAGACAATATCGCCGGGCCATAGGTCGTTTACTTCAAGTAGTTGGTTAACGTGGTCTTGCATGGTTATAGTTTTATTTTGCCAAAGAATGGTTTGTCGCTAACCGATTTGTTGCCTCGGCATGACCAAAGTTCACGTGCCCAATAGTTCGCACTACCTTTGCCGCTACCTTCGATACCTTGCGACCTTGCGCAGTAGCTATCGCCAGCAGATGTGCCGGGTTTAATTCGGTAGCCGCTTGCCCCGAAATGCACGGGCGGGTTATCGCCGCATTGCGCTTTGTACTTTTTGCCCTTGCGGTCTGACGGGCCAATGTTGCAACCTTTGTATTCTGCCATATGTTAAAAATATGTAATTGGTTTGGAAGTGTTTTAATTTTATTTAGTTTTGTAGCATAGTCAGGTGGCGGAATTGGTAGACGCATATTAGGACGTACGGTGTGACTCCGTAAAAGTGAACGCCAAAAGCAGTTCTGCCTAATATAACAAAGACTCGATGCGCACGAGAAGTACAGGTTCGAATCCTGTCCTGACTGCACAGCCCGGTAGTGTAACTGGTAACACCCCGATTTTTCTTGGGCGATTCGGGTTCGACCCCCGACTGGGCTACTACCTGAAAATAAACTGCTTGTTGTTGGCGTGAAGGTCGTACCTTAAGCAGTCCAATGCATCGGCACGCTTGTCAACCTTCGCCCGACTGCCCTTATCAACACCGCCATCGGGTAACGCCTTAACAAATTCGCAATCCCTTATCAGCACCTTGCACTTTGGGTTAATCAGTATTTCATCGTAGTTGCTGAAGATGCTATTGCACAACCGCCGTGATTCTTGGTGGGGTGGGTTTGACCGCGGCACAAGAAGGTTGTTGGTGCTGATTCGCATGCGGTCAACGATTTCACTCCACATATTTTGCCCGACCTTGGCAATCACCGACTGCTGGCGGCCCGAAGCATCGCCCGTAACAAAGTACAATCGGTTCTGCACCTGCGCTGGTGTTCGCCTGAAGATTTCCTCAACCATAGCTTCAATGAACGTCTTTCCCTGTATATGGTCGGCCGTTAGCGTTATTTCATCGAAGTAGTGAATAAACTGCTTACCGTCTTGGTGTCTGCCCCGATGCGCCAAGATAGCCGTAAACGGGTTGTTGTTGAAGTCAATGCTAACGTAAACGGGCATGCTGGTATCGTATGTGGCCTTGCTGCCCACGTGCTTTTGGCGGTCAAACGAATACAGCCAATTCAGGCCAGACATAGTAACCCGATTGGCCAGCACCTCCCGTTTGAAGGTTAGGCTATCGTAGGTCTTCTCAAGCTGCTCAATATACCCTTCGGGCAGGTTCGCCCTATTGTCGTAGGTTGTGCCGATCGTGTGGGCTATTTGCTTTTCGCCCCAAATCAATTCATCGATGTCGGGGTTGTCCATTGGCGGTGTCATTGTCCAAAGCGTTCTTGGGAACTTCGCCCCCGACATACGGCCCATGACGATATTCAGGCTATCAATGGCAGCGTCTTGCACCTCATCACCCCAGCACCAGCCAAGTTCAATACCCCGTATCATGGTTTCGATGCTGAACGTGATCACCTGTGCCCCGTTCATAAACGACCAAACGCCGTTGTGCTTTTCAAATTTCGATTTGTAACCAAAGTAGCGTTCGGGGTCTTTATTGGCCACGTAATGTTCGCCTTTGAATAGGCCATACGCTTCAAGTACCCCAATGAATTCGGATAAGGTTGCCGTATTTAACTGGCTAACCGTATTTGAAAAGATGCCCCCCTTAATTTCTGGTTGGTGAATGATGTTGTGTAATGCCCAATGCGCCCCCGTTATGGTCTTGCCAGACCGAATGCCGCCGACATAAGCATACAGCCGTTCGGTTTCGCTGGCGGTTAGTGTTTGGTGCTGCTTCGGGTTTAAGTTATACCTCTTCATCGTTTTTCACGATGTTGAAGGTAAAGTTACTTGGCCACTTGACGTTCTCCCGCTTTTCTTCGTGCTGGCGATTGTACCCCCTTGCTTTGCCTTTGCTGTTCAGGTAGAAGATTATGGCCGTGGTGTCGCCCTTATTGATGCGGTCAATTAGCTTGTTTTCGACAAAATCCACCTGCACCTCCATGATTTCATCCACCTTGGCCTTGTATTCTTCATCCAGCTTTACCCATTCGTAATGCGTAACCCTTGCAACCCCGACCGCTTTGCATGCCGTTGTAACTATGCCCAATGATTTTTCAAGGGCTTCGAGCATCGCCTTTTTTTTAGCGTTCGTATTGTTTGGCATAGGTTAAATAATTTGGCCGTTGCGTTTAACAACGATATTCGGGTCAAGTTTTCGCATTCGGTCAATAATGACTTGGCAATACTTCGGGTCTAACTCCATGCCGTAGCACTTGCGTTTTAGCTGGTGGGCGGCAATAAAACTTAATCCGCTACCGCTAAACAAATCAACAATTTTTTTTGCATTCTTGTGGTTGTTGAATGCTCTTGATGCTAATTCAACTGGCTTTTGTGTTGGGTGCATATACTTAGAATCTTTTTTAACCTCCCACAAGTCTGATTCATTGTTAATGCCGTCATCAAGTTTGCCATTAAATAAGCAAAATTCGTGTTGATGCCTATATCCCCTTCCAAGCCCAAAAACATTTTTTGCCCAAACTATACAAGCTTTGAAGTCCAATTTTTTTTGAAGTATGCCATAAAATTTCCAATTACACCAAACGTAATAAATTGGTGGATTAAGTAAATTCAAAATTGAAACAAAGCCATCAATTAGTTTTTCAAATTCTTTTTCTGGCAAATCGTCATTTTCAATTACATCAAATTTGCCGCTTCTTCCATTAAAAGCAACATTGTACGGTGGGTCAGTAAACACCATGTCCGCCTTTTCCCCATTCATCAACTTTCCCACTTGGTCGCTATCGGTAGAATCCCCACAAAGCAATCGGTGTTCGCCTATCTCAAACAAATCACCAAGTACGATGTCGGTCTGCAATTCATCGGGCATTTCGTATTCATCTTCTTCGGCTTCAAGTTCTAAGTCCACATCAAACCCCGGTATATCCAACCCCCAGCGTGTCAATTCTTCTGCATCCCATTCGTTTGCCAACTGCTCCCAGTTCCAATCGCCAAAGCCAACATTGTCTTTGATAACAAATTCATCCTTTTGCGCATCCGTCAATCCTTCGGCAACCACAATCGGCACTTCTTTCCACTTCAGTTCTTGCATCGCCTTTAGCCGCATATTACCGCCTAAAACGGTCATGGTTTCGTCTACCACTAAAGGACGAAGAACAGCCATTTCAGGAAACTCCACAAGCGACGCAACCAGCTTTTTAAATTTTTCATCCCGTATAAATCTTGGGTTGCGGCTATTTCCCTTCACCGACCCTATTGGTACAAGTTTAACCATTTTTCACAATTTCGTTAATTAAATTTGCGAAGCTGTCAAGGGTACGCACGATGTAGTACCGCCCCTCGTTAGCCTTTAGCATCTGCTCAAATTCTTTTTGCTCATCACTTTGGCGGCCATTGCCCATTTTCAGTTCGATGCCGTGTAACGTGCCTTTGTAGAAAAACAAAAGGTCTGATACCCCAGCGACTACACCCATGCCTTTTAGCACTGCCCCGTTTGATGCGTTGATTGCCCTGCCGTTCGTGTGCCATAGGTTTCGATATAGGTCAGGGTAGTATTGCCTAAAAAAACGCACACAGGCCAATTGCAAAAGATGTTCACCGACTTTGGGCATATGGCAAATTTAGGCCATAAGTTTCATGTGTGCAAGTGTAACCAAATATAGCCTTTCGTAATATGGCAAAAATGCCCGAACCCCAGCGTTGTATTTCAAAATTGCGATATGCGATTTGGTAAATATGCCAAGGTCATTAATGCGTTCGCCACCGATGTTGATTTCGGGTTGCGGCTTAGTCAGGTCAATACCTTGCCAGTAGGCTTCGATTTCGGTGATGTTCATTGTGGCGGTGTGTATTTACCCCAAAAAGCATTTCGCATTT